AACTGGCTAAAGCCTTTAATAAAAAGCCCCTTATTTTGGGGCTTAAATTTTATCTTGTGTTGTGTAGTAAATTTAACCAAAATTCATTTTTATTAACTACGTCGTCATATATGCTAAAGTAAAATTGATAATTTCTATCTAAGTCTTCGTCATCAAAATTTACTTGAAAAACTAGTTTCTCGTAGTCTTCTTCTTCTAAATGTCCTAAGTGGCTTTTTAACTCATCTACACTGTAAGATGTTGTAATGTCGTTTGGTTTGTCTTCGAACCAAAAATCAACCCATGCTTCGTCTTCTAAAACTAATTCATTTACTATCACCATCATTTTATCATAATTTCTCATTTTTAATTCCTCCGTGTATTTGATTAATTTATTTGCTACTTGTAATGTCATATTCTCTATTTTTCTTTTACTATTTCTGTAATCAGATATCAATGAATAGGACACTCCAGAATCTTTTGCTATTTTGTAACTACTAATTTCACTATTTAAAAGCTCTTCTATTTCTTTAATTAGTTTATCAACCATATACTAACCTTCTTTTTTATTGAATTTAAGCCATTTTTATGTTATTATTATCTTAGTAGCGAGGTGAAGTGGCTTAGGACTTCACCTTGGTTACCTTACGTTTTTTAGAAGTTCTAGTCTTTGATTAGAGCTTCTATTTTTTCTTTAGCTTCTTCTAACGTTTTGCTATTTTCTAATTTTTCTAGCACTAACTTTAGAAGAGTTTCTTTGTATTCAGTAAATTGTTTATCTGTCATACCTTCCATTTTTTTCTCCTTTCTGTTCCTCTGCCAACTTATATTAATAGTATATCACTTAATCGATATATAGTCAATAGATATTTTAAAACTTTTTTAAAAAATGCATAAAAAAAATAAGCCCCTACTTATTAAGTAAGGGCTGTAGATTATGAAAATATAAAGGTACTTTCATATTAACATGAAATGATTTTAAATTCAACTATTTTTCACGCCACATTCCGTGAGTATCTCCAGTTTCTAAGTTCATAGATGCTACGTAACGTCTTTCTCCACTGTTAGAAATATAAGAAAGCCACTCATATCCTTCTGCATAACAAAATTCCATATAGTTAAACTCTTCTCCGTTTTCGTAAACTCCTACTACTTCTGAATTTAGAGACGGTGCATTTCTGATATTAAGTTTGTCTACTCCTACAGTATATACACGTACTGTTGGTAAAGACTGTAAATCAGTATTTAATTTAACTTCTCCAACTTCTGTATCATCTGTTGGGAAGTAGAACCAACCTACAATGCCATCAAAGTTACGTTCCATATAACGTGCTGGGCCTCCAACATATAATGCATCTGCATTACCATCAACATTTTGTTCTATAGTTTTCATAGTATATCCATCACTATCCTCAATTACTACCCCAGTGTGTCCATATGGATGGCCATAGATATATGTTGTGTCCATTACAAACACTGCTCCAGCTCTAGGTTTGCTATCTAAGTTTCCAGCCTCGTTATACTCAACTGTATATCCTAATGCAGCAGCACTATTTAGTAAATCAATAGCGTTACCCCAAAGTGCTTTTCCGAAAAATAACACTGATAGGTAGTTAGGTTCATCAACACATTGTGTTCCATAGGCTCCGTCTTGGTCTACTCCGATACCTAAGTTCGCTATTCGTTTTACCTCGTTTATAATTTCAATTGTTTTAACCATCTTATTTATCCTCCGTTTTATTTGTATCATTTTTTCCTACTGTTTGTCTGTAAGATTGGTGAACCCCAACTGCGCTAAAACCTAAAGCAATTGCAGTGGGATCTTTAAAAAGAATCGTTCCAATTAATCCTCCTAACACTCCTAGAATATTAGGAATCATTTCATCTGGAAAGAATTTAGATTCTTTTAAGAATTTTCCCAACATTCCTAATAGTGCAACTATTAGAAATACTGATGCTGTTTGTAAATCTGGCATAATCTTCACCCCCTTTCTTATGGTAATGTTGTAGGCCATGGTTCGTTTGTTAAGTATGAAATTGCACTTACTCTGATATCGCCTATATCTCGGTCAGTTGGAATATCTTCGTTAAACGTGAATTGGATGAAATTTAAGTCAGATTTACCGCCTAAATACCAAATTCCGTAAGGTCTACCCTTATCGTCATAAGTTGGTCCTACAAGTGAATTTTCGCTTCTGAAACCTTCGGGAATACCGTTAGGAGCAACAACTTTAGCCCCTTTGTCTCCGCTACTATTGTGTCTTAAAAATCCAGGTCCATTTCGTCTTCCTACTCCAAACCAGCCCCATTGAAGCCCTCCGAATTGGTAAGTAACAAGATTGTTTACTCGTCTGATTTTAATGAACGAGTTGCCTGCTCTAGAGACACTATTTAACGTTCGCCATCCAGTGTCCCCTATTAGCACTTCCCAACCTTGATTTCCACCATCAGTAGTCTTAATCCATTTTAATGCACCATTAGTTTTGTTTTTGTCTACATAAGTTGTTCCTAATTCAGCAGTAACAACTCCATTTGGCATTCCTGTGCCGTGAATTTCCCATTGATTAGTAGGTAGTGTAACGCTATTTCCGTTACTAATACTTAACGTATTATTGCTAATTGACAATGTTTGATTAGTAGTAGGTTTACTTTCTAAAGCCGTTACTCGACTAACTAATGCACTATCGTTGTATGGTGTTGGTAATTCTGACTTCTTAGCGTAAGGTTCAAGTTCATCTGTAGTAACGATATTAGAATAATCAATCTCTGTCGCTTCATGCAACTCTTGTTTAGTCACATAGTTTGATAAATCTGAAATATATCCTTTCTCAGCTAATTCAGTTTTAGTCACAACATTATCTTTGAAAGTATTAAATTCAGTAGTATCAAGTTTTTTACTTAATTCAGCTTTGTTTACGCTTATATTTCTCAACACTTCTAAATCGCTAGTAGTAGCTAGATGTGTTAGTTCTTGATGTTGTGTTAAATAGTGCTTATTCTCCAGTTGTTCAGTAGTAACATAGTTTGATAAATCCACATTAGGTTTATTCTCTAATACTTCTACACGTTCTTTTAAAGGTGTGTCATTGTAAGGTGTTGTTAAATAATTCTTGCTTTCTAATTCTTCTTTAGTTACTAGATTACTAACATCTGTGATATATCCTTTACTATTTAATTCTTCTTTAGTAACCACATTATCTAACCTTTGATGTGAAGTCAGATATCCTTTGTTATTTAATTCATCTTCAGTCACATAATTTTTAGCTTCTAGTTCTTCTTTTGTAACTGCCTTAGCTAACTCTTCTTTTGTTGCTAAATTCGAAGTATCAATGTTACTTCCAGTACTTTCAGTTCCACCAAATTCTTTTATAATAGCTTTTAGTTCTTCTTTAGGTACTACTTCTGAAAAGTTTTTATTTGATAGGAATAGTACTTTCTTATCCTCTCCTCCTTCATGTGCTAAATCATTTAAATCATAATTATCCGGTATTGAGTTAGCGACTGTAAACATAGCTGTTTTAAAATCTACAAATTTTTCTTTACCTAAATCCCCTTTGAAAATCTCTGGTTTTGCATACAAAGCGTCAGAATAAATAGTACCTCCACGTATATCTACATTTTGGTCTGAAAAAGCAAGTTGATTGTTAAGATGTTCTGTTGGTGTTTTTTCTGTATATACTTCATACAAAGGATTTCTGTTGATAGCATTGTAAATGTTATCTTCTTTTTCTTTTAATTCAGTTTTAGTAACTAAATTCGTAGTATCTACACTACCACCAGTTGTCGGTCTGTTTTCCAACGCTGTTACACGTTCATTTAGTGGTCCGTCATTGTATGGTGTAGGTATTTCAGATTTTAAAGCGTACGGTGTTAAATCTTGATGTGATGTTAGATATCCTTTTTCAGCTAACTTTTCATCAGTAACAAAAACAGAAGTATCAATCGTAGGCTTGCTTTCAATTTCTGTAAGTCTACGCTTCACTTCTGTGTCATCATATTTAGTATCTTTATCTTCTTTGCTTTCTAACATTACAACACGATTTCTTAAATCGCTATCGTCATACGCTCCACCTTCAATAGCTTTGCTTTCTAGTGCTGTTACTCTCTCTTTAAGCGGTGTATCGTCATATACTGTGTCTTTGTCAGTTTTTTGTTCTAAAACCTCTACACGTGCTTTTAAATCGCTATCGTTGTAAAGTTCTGACTTCTTAGCATATTCTGATAAATCTTGATGTGTTGTTAGATATCCTTTACCTTCTAGTTCATCTCTAGTAACTAAATGTGAAGTGTCAACTGTTGGTTGACTGTTTCTAACCTCGTTTAATTCATCCTTAGTTGCTAAATTTGAAATATCTGAAATATAGTGTTTGTTCGCTAGCTCCTCTTTAGTCACAAGGTTGTCAGCTAATGGTTGACTACCACTAACATTTCTTAGTTCTTCTTTAGTAGCATAGTTTGATAAATCTACAGGTGGTTTATTCTCAAGAGTAGTTAAACGTTCCTTAACTTCAGTATCGTTATATTGTTGTGGTATTTCAGATTTTAAAGCAAAGTTTGAAGTATCTTGATGTTCAGTCAAATAATTCTTACTAGCTAACTCATCCTTAGTCACAAGGTTATTCACATCAACATTAGGTTTACTCTCAAGGGCTGTTAGACGTTCTCTGACGTTCGTATCGTCATAGATAGTGTTATTATCCTCTTTCGCTTCTAGCACGCTAATACGACCTTTTAATTCACTATCGTCATATACTGTATCCTTATCACTCTTAAGTTCTAATGCTAGTACTCTGTTCTTAACTAATTCAAAATTAGTATTATCTACTGCATCAGTTTTCTTAGCATAAATTTCTTCAGCTTTAACTTCTGTTAGTAGTCCTTCTGTTGCTACTCCACCAACATTTTTTAACGCTTCTTGTAATTCAGTTTTTGTCACAACGTCTAATCTATCAACAATTACAGTATTGTTAATAAATCGTTCTTTAACTTCGTAACGGTTCATTTTGTCAATTTCAGATACTTTTACTTTAAACTTAAATCTGAATGTGTCAGATGTTCTTTGTTCTTCATCAAAGTAAAGATAACAAATTACAGTTTCATTTTGAGTTATTAAGCTAGTATCAAACGTTACTTTTACTTTATTACCTTCAACAGTTCCAGTAGTTTTCCAAATTTTATTACTTTCAGTAAATTTGAATAAAGCTATCACTTGTTCTGTCGTTAATGTGTCGTTTAAAATCTCAAACTCAAATAATCCGTTATTTTTATCGTAAGAGTATAATTCCGAAAAACTATCTTCAGTCTTACGTTCTCGTGTTGTATTGTCAAAATCAATTTTAATTAGTTTTTTCATCTGTTATTCCTTTCCGTCCAGTTCATCTCTTAACTTTTCTAGTCGCTTCTTAATACCAGTTGGAAATGGTACTCCTAAAGCACTTAGATTTTCGATTAAACTTAAACAGTAACTTAATGTAAAAAATAACAAGAAAGCTGTTGCTATCTCGTTAAATCCTAAATATAGTAGATATGGATAAACGGTGATACACATCACACAAACGATAATGTGTTCGATTAGTCCACGTCTATTAATTGTTGAGTTTAGTTTTTTTGTCACAAAAGCCTTAGCTATTCCAGTTAGGACATCAAAAAATACAACAAGCGTAAATGCATGAATGTACACATCCTGGACTAAATGGTAGTAGCGTTCAGCTAATTCTGGTAATGTAATTTCCATTAAATTAACTCCTTTCTGTGTAAAATAAAAGAGGGCTATTAAGCCCCCTCTTTAGCTAGGTGTTCTAAATCCATATCGATTAAGCATTCTCTGACTTTATCTTTAAGAAATTTAGGTACTTGTGCAAACGTACGTTTACCTTTTGCGATATTAATTGCGAATAGCATTGCCATCATTACTGTCACCTCCTTCAGTTGAATTTTTAGGTTGTGAATTATCTTCATGGTGTTCAGCCTCCAAACTTCCGCTCATTTGTGTAATTAAGTCCATTAAAGAACCTTGTGTAACATCAAGTTCCTTTTTCATTTTATCCAGTTCAGCTAGTTTAGTATCCAGTACTTTTAGTTTTTCATCAACTTTACTAAATCGTTCATTCTCAGCACGATTAGGGAATGTATCTTGATAAAATTGCTCTAATGCTAGCTGTACTAGTTCATCTTCTGACTTGCTTAAATGGTCTCCTTTAAGCGTTGTTTCAATTACAGTTCCACCACTAGTACTAAATATACTAACAACGGTTGATAATACTGCTCCGTTGCTGTCATAAGTGGCACGTGCATAGTTTTTCTTATATGTTGCCATTGATTAATTCCTCCAGTTTAGTTAGTCTTTCATTCATTGCTTTTAGTTGTGATTTTAGGTTGGTGTTTTCTTGAGATAGTTCTTGAATACCTTTAATAAGGTAAGGTTGCATTTCAAAAGGTTCATAAGTATAATATCCTGCTGGGTGGTCCACAAAAGCATCTGGCATATATTCCTTAATATCCTGTGCCATGATACCTAATTCAATATCTTTAACATCTTCTCTGTACTTACGTGTGAATGAATATGTTTCAAACTTGTTAAGTACTTCTAATGCGTTAACAGTAGATTTTTTAATGTTACTCTTCAATCGTCTATCAGATACTAATGAGTCAATAGTTATATAATCATACGCTCCATTATTGCCACGTAAAGTTAAACTATTTCCACTTTTGCTTATTTCAGTATAAATAGGTGAGTAGCACCACTTACCGTTTTTATAAACAATATTACCCGTGACTTGCAAATCTCCATGAATTATAGGCGTCTTCCAAAATTCTGCCTGGTTATAACAATACATTTTACCGTTTTCTTTCACAAACCAAGCATCATCACCAGGTGTACCCCATTTAGTCCCCCAGTTAACCCACAAGGCTGTTTGTCCCCAGTTTCCTCCACCGTTAGACATTCCAACGTAGAATTGATTAGTCCCTGTTAACCAGTATTTCGATGTATCTTCTGGATGCGTACCTATTTGAAAGCCTCCTATATATCCCTTGTAAGCTCTCAACGCTCCTTTTATATCAACCTTATCAGCGTTGATTTTAACCACACCTTGAGCAGGTCCTTCACCTGTTGTCTCCACACTAGCGTTGATAGAGGCTATTACATTATCTTTACTAACTTTTAAATCTATTTCATCTTTAGTCTGTTTAATCGAGCTCTCAATCCTACTATTCTGCAAGTGAACATCTTCTGGTGCTGGAGAATAGGTCTTAGGTAACACATCCCCCTCACACATATATGGAGCGGAGATACAAAATCCACCGTTTTGAACTGCATATATCCAGAATGAGTAATCGGATAAATATTCCGTTCTATCCGTTCTGAATGTTACTTTTTTCTCAATCCAAGAATTTCTATATGTAGATGTGCTTGTTAACTCTTCTTGCCACACAACACGACCTGTGTTATGATTTTTTATTTCAGCAAATATTCCATTATCTGGTGGAAATCCACTTAAAATATAGTAAGGAATACTTAACGAATATTGTCTTCCTGGTAATAATAATTTTGAAGAAATATTAAATCTTACACCTTGCCAAACAGGTTGTGTATTATTTTGTGCGACTGCGAATACGTAAGAATTACCGTTATATATCGTGTTAACTCCGTCTCCTGTGCTTTGTCTAATTTGAGTGTAAATACCTTGCTTACTTTCAGCGTCCCAAACTTTACCACTAACGCTGTAATCACTAGCATTTAACAACCTACTACCTATGATTAAGTTTCTTTTTTCTTCATTAGCTAAAACTTGCTTTTTAACCTCACCAATAGTTGAGTTGAACTGGTCTATTGTGCTTTCGAAAGTCTTATATTTTTTAGTTATTTCTTTAATCTCAACTATATCTGGAACGTTTTCCATTCTTGCGGTAGCGACTGTACTCATACCTTTGTAATCTATTAAAACGATAACTTCCAACGGTGTTCCGTTCTGTTCTTTGTTCCCCCAATCGTATTGTAAAACTTCACCTTGTTCAGTGTAATTTCTAGTGTAAAAAGCACCCCACTGAGTATTGTTACCACCTTTGTGTTTAATTTTAAGATTGTAACCGTTGGTTACTTTTTGTCCGTCGTAATAAACTTCAGCGAATATTCTTACATTGTTTGTTATATTGTTTATATATGTTCCTTCAAATCGAACATTAGCTGTTAAACTATGACCTTGTAAGTCTTCATAAGCAGGTATCCATTCTGTTGCGACATTCCCTTTTTCAAGTTTAGGCAAACGAATATAAATTTTATCTCCATTGTTAAAATTAGCTGTAGGATTGTAGAATACAAAAGCAAAAACATTAGTAAACTTGTTAATGAATGTGTGAGATATTTTTTGCCATTCAGTTGTAATATCTACTTGCTTTAATCCGTTAGTTTCAAAACCAACATTTCTTAACGTCATATTCCTACTAGCTTTAATTTCAATAGACCATGTTAACCTCTCATTTTGAAATTGAGTTTTAACTAAATCTGTTAATGCTAAGAAAAAACCTGTAGTATCGCTTCCTCCAACTTTAGTTAATATCAATATATCTTCTGACACTGATTTTTCCCATTTACCCCAGCCCCCGAAATTTTTTATATCTAATTTCTTACTATCAGCTATATAGTTTCTATTAATAGACTTCCCATCTACTCCGTCTCTACCATCTTCACCACGGATTTTAGTCCAACTATACTCACTAACGTTAGTAGGTGCTTGTTCTTTGTCTCCCGTATAAATACCAATATACTTAAGTGTTGAGTTGTCACTCATGTTCCTACCGTCAGCAAAATCACTATATTTCTTATGTAAGTATGAATTCTTTCCTTTAAGCTCTTCTTTAGTAGGTAGATTTTTTTTAACCTCTCCTACTATTTCTTGAACTTTGCCATTTACTGCTGTTTTCACCGCTTCATTAATGGCACTTTGGTCCATATGGAATTCTCCTGTGTCTAAATCCCAGTAACTGCGACCGTCAGCAGATTGAATACGACCAGCTTTTAATACACCAGTATTAATTAAATCTAGCGTTGCTCCTCTTCCATCAAGGAATGTTTTCCAGTTCCATTCTCCAGTAGGTTTCTTACTGTCAGCTATCGCTATCTTTCCAGCTCCCATATAAACTACTTTAGTTGGGTTTTGATCAATAGGTTTATCGAATGAATAATATCCAGCGGGTACTTTATACTCATTATCAGCTTTTAAATCATAGTTATAACCATCTTCATTAATTAACTTATCAGATAATCTTTCACGTATCTTATCAAGCCAATAAACTGTGTCGTCTTGAAAGTTCTTCATCTCTTTAGCTAATTCAATAGTTCTACTGAACGGAGATGTAGTCACCTTATCACCTATTCCAAATTCAGTAAGTTTATTGTTAACTAAATTTCTTTTAACCTTAAATACTCTTGTTTCATATTTGATACCTAGTTTAGGATTAAATATCCCAACAGTATCACCTAATTCAAGATTACCAATATTTAAAACCTTAGCACTATACTCTACTTGCATCCTACTATTTTTTTCAAGCCATTCATAAGAAAGCCTTAATAGTTTTTCTTTATCCGTTTCATCTTGAAATTCAACAATTTTAACACGTGGTTTAGTACCTTTTTCAAAACCGTATAATTTAGTCATAGCAGGTATTTCCACGTACTCTTGACCTACTGGTTTATCAACTGGTTGACCGCTTGCCCTTCTCCATTCAACATCTTTAAATGATATTCTACGACCATATCCACCTGTGTCAGTCTCTTCACCTTTACCACGTCCCACAACTGCTGTATAAATCGCACCTTGTGACTTCTTCTCACTAACTGTTAGTAAGTCTCTACCGTGGACGAATACTTTTCCGTTCCTTGCTCCTAGTCTAGTGAACACATCTAAATATCTACCTGTGATTTTACCTCGACTAAATTCTAATCGGGGCTTAATCTCAATCTGTGTAGCTTCAATTAGCTTGCTTAAAGCTTCCTTACGTGTCACATAGTAGAAATTCCCTGTATATCTTCGCTGGATGTTAACTGTACCTAGTTGCCAACGTGATCCATCTAAAATAGTTGTGAGTACTCCTACTAATTCTCTGTTAGTAGGTCTGAAGTCTTTTACATAACCGTCACTTTCCATATCGTCAAAGAAAGTATGTACACCGACGATTTTTACATCTGTAGTGCTAGTTTTTGTAACATGGTCTATTTTATAAAGATGGAATATTCTATTGTCAGAATAATCTTTGTGACCTATATAAGAGGCTTTCTCTATTAATTCAGAATACACAACTGTACATTCTATAGTTTGAATTTTATTTATTTCTTCGTTCTGAATACCTTCTATCGGGCTTACAGTACCTATTAGCTTTTCATCATTATTAAACAGAAATAATTTCATTAATACATCCTCTCTTTCGTATGAACTTCTAATACTCTACTATTACTGCAAGTGATAACATCACCTTGTTTTACTGTAAAATCAAAGTCACTCTCAACAAAATCAATTAATTCACTTCTTACCATTGCATTTAATTTCAACGGATAATCTTTGTTCAAATCAATCTCAAGCACATCACCAACGGCAAAAGAAGTATGGTTAATTATTATTTTCTTAGTAGTGGTTTGATTTTTAATGATAATCTTATCGCTAACACTATTTACAATCACTTTAATCAGTTCTGGTGTAAATTCATTTCTGTTGTTAGGTAATTTAGTTATAGTAACGCTGTTTACTCCTGTGTCTTTATCAGTCTCTTTATATTTATACGGATCTAAACACAAGAAAGTAAATGTTGATACCACACTGTTTGATGTTTCTTCTATGTCGTTACCTTTTTGCAAGATAGCTTTATACGAATAATCTGGTTCATCTGTGAATTTTAATATTTTTGGTTCATCAGTTTGTAATAACATATTTAGTCTATTGAATTTCTGTCTAAACTCTTCGTTAGTCGTTGCCTTTAACTGGAATTTAACCACAATAGCTCTAACTTCTAAATTGCCATATAGAAAATATTTTCCGTCCGTCCCTGGAATATCAGTTGAGTTTATATTTTTACTTAACAAACCTCGACCACTTACCGCTAACGTTCGAAAACCTTCTAAATTTATATCTATATTCACACCATTAAATATAGTTTGAATAGAAGAGTGTAATTGCTCTCCTATTTCATTAGTATTAATAAAATTGTACATTTACACTCCTCCTAAATTGAATAAACTTCTTCTAATTGTATCGCTTCACCGTTAACTTGATTAATATCACTCACAAAGGCTCTAAAGTCTTTATTACCTAATTTGAATGTAATTACCATAGGTTGTGAACTGATAGTATTTTCAACGTTTAAAGCTTTACTTTGATTAATATTAAATCTTGACTCAATAGCACCTGTGATACTTTGTACTTTTGCCATAGTTTTATCAAAACCGTTATCTAAACCTCTATTAAGTCCGCCCATAATTGCATTACCAGCAGGAATTAATAAACGTCTATCATATTCAATCGGTCCTTTGTGGTCACGAATCCATCCAGCTATTCCACTAACAAAACCTTTTACACTTTCCCAAGCAGATTTTAAACCATTTAAAAATCCGTTCATGATAGCACGTCCGATATCCGCTAGATTAATATTTCTTAGTGTATTAAAGATGTTAGTAACATTACTCACTAAACTTTGAACATTACTTTTGAAGGTGTTCCAAGCGTTTTGAGCAGCATTAACTAAACCTTGAATAATACTAGTTACACTTGACTTAATAGAATTCCACGTGTTTACTGCTATATTTTGAATAGCGTTAATAGTTGATGTGAAGAAAGACTTAAAGCCTTCCCACAACGCTTTTATTCCGTTAACTAGTCCAGTCACAATTGTCACTACAGCTGTTTTTAATGCATTCCACACTGTTGAAGCTGTTGTTGATAAGAAATTCCAAATAGCAACTAAACCATTTTTTAAGCCTTCCCAAGCATTTATTAGTAAAGATATAAGAGTAGTAACAATAGTTAAAACTACTGTTTTTATACCTTCCCAAACCATTTGAATAGCGTTTTTTATTGCATCCCAAATCATTTGTAAGTCTTGTTGAAGTTTAGTAAAGTTACCTGTCACTAAATCAATAACAATTAGGACCGCTCCTAACACAATAGCTTTAATGTATTCCCAAGCACCTTGAAATATCATTTTGATACCTTCCCAAACTCCGTTGATACCTTCTTTTAAGATATTCCATGCGCTAATAAAAGCTGTAATAAACGGTTGAACTATAGTCATTATTGATGTGACAATAAAGTTCCACGCTACTGTAGCACCTGTTGAAATAGCCGTCCATACTGCTTGTAATAAAGCTACTGCACTATTCCATTTATCGACTATCCACTGAACCACAGTTTGTACTCCAGTTTTTAGCCCTTCCCAAAGTCCACTGAAGAATTCACCGCAAGCACTCCACGCTGTTTTGATAGCTTCCCAAGCTGTAATAAACGCTTGTTTGATAGCTTCCCAAATAGCTATAACTGCATTTCTAAAACCTTCGTTGGTGTTCCATAGATAGATAATTAAAGCGACTAACGCTGTAATTGCTGCAACTATAAGTACAAATGGATTAATTGCCATAACCGCATTTAAAGCTGCTTGACCTATTGTCGCAGCTTCTTGTGCTGTTTTGAATTTTGTCAATGCTTCTCTTGCTAATTCAATAGCGGTGGTTATCATTAAAGCCGTTCTAAAACCAACAAACGCACCAGTCAAAGCAACCACAATAGCTTTATTATCACTTAACACACTAAATAAACTAGTTATTCCACTAACAATCGGTGGTATAACTGTTTTTAACACACTTAATCCACCTGTTACAAATTCACCTATACTATTTATTATCCCAGTGATCTTATCCTTACCAATGGCATCTATTATTTCATTAATCTTCGTGACAATACCTGCTTGCATATTCCCTACTGCACCTTCAATAGTTTTAGTAGAGGTTGCCGCTTCTCTTGCAACATCTGTCATACCTAAATCAAGAATAGCTTTATTAAACTCTTCTGCACTAATTTTCCCTTGTTCTAATGCTTTTCTAAAATCTCCAGTATAAGCTCCGTTTTTCTTCAATGCTTCTTGAATTTTTCCACTAGCCCCAGGAATTGCATCTGATAACTGTCTCCAGTTTTCACCAGTTAATTTACCAGCAGAAGCGGTCTGAGTCATTACCATTGCTACTGATTTAAATGTGTCAGCATTACCACCAGCAACCGCATTTAAGTTACCTGCCGCTTGTGTTAGTCCATCATAGTCTTTAATACCGTTTGCCGCTAATTGTGCTGTAGTATTTGCTATTGTGTCTAAATCATACACAGTATCATCTGCATATTTCCTTACACTTGCTGCACTTTTTTCTATAGCACTATTATCTAATCCAGCAAACTGCATTGTACTTCTGAACTTATCCATTGCATCAGATGCTTTGAATGATTCACTAATCAAACTACCTATATCACCAGTAACTTTAGTAATAGCTCCTGCCGCTAAATTCGCTAGTGCCATAGCTTTAAATGTACCACCGATTTTCTGTCCGCTTTGCTCACTTTTACTAGCTTTAGCATCGAATTTATCTAGTTTTTCGTTAATAGCATCTAATGTGTGACTAAAACCTTTATCAACCGCCGATAGTATAGCTTCTACTGAATATTGTTCTGCCATATTTTATTCTCCTTTCTACATATTTGCTTTTAATAGTAAATTGCTTAATTCTTCATCTTTGATAGTAGGTACTATTTCACCAGTTATTTCTCTATATTCTTTCTCATAGTCGAAAAAGTCTTTAAAACTTCCGTATACATATACTTCTTGCTTACCTTTAGTCTCTGTTCGTTTAACTACACGATTCAACCATGCTTGCTTGTGAATTAAATGTTCTTCATCTAACAACCTTAATTTCGCACCTTTCATCAGTAAGTTATATTGATTAAGAGTAAGTATATTTATTTCATACATGCTTGTGATACCTAGATACCTTACACAATTTACTATTATTTCTTCGTATGTTTCTTTGGAGTTTTTATAGTTTACGCTTCTTTCAGAGTCTCTCTGTTCTGTTTCAGAATTCTCTTTCCCGCATTGCTTTCTTCTAATGCTTTGATTACTTCATCGAATAAAGCTTCGATGTCTTCATGTTCATCAATAAAATTATCAATTTCAGTTTGTGTTGGTCTTTCTTTTTCTAGAAATGTTCCTGCATATAGAACATCAGATAAACTTGCCACATCTCCTCCTAGAATTTCTGGTATTTTCATACTTAAAGACATACCCAGCTTAATTCCTTTAGCTTCTAGTGGATGATTTTTATCTAATTCACGTACAAAACCAACTCCAAATTTTACTTCTACTGTTTTATTTTCGTTTAATCTTAATTGCATATTATTTTCCTCCAAAAAA